TGTATTATTGGAAATTAACATCTCAGAACAGGTTGCTCACATCCTATATTCTGAGATGGAATATGAAAATATATTGATGGTTACAAGACACGCTATGGGGCAAACTGTCTCAGGTGGTTTTGGTGGTGGTAAAACACAGTTGGGTGTCAATACCGATAAAAAGATTAAACGAATTGGGTGTCATAATTTTAAAGCACTCGTTGAGGAAAACAAACTTATTATAAATGACGCTGACACGATCTCTGAAATCTCGACCTTTATCGAGAAGAAGGGTTCTTATGAGGCTGACGAAGGTTATCACGATGATTTGGTAATGCCATTAGTTCTATTCGGGTGGCTCACTACTAACAGTTATTTTAAAGACCTAAATAATGTTAATCTACGAAATATAATGTACGCTAAGCAAATGCAAGCGATCGAAGAAGAATTAACACCATTTGGTTTCTATGAAGATGGAAAGCCAGAGAAGGCTCCATTAAACTTCTAGAAATCGTGTAAAAACTAAATAAAATGTAGACATGAAATTGTCTAGGTAAACTTATTAACAAGGAGAAATACAATGCCGTTTCAACTATCTCCAGGCGTTGCAGTCGTAGAAAAAGATTTCACTTCTATCGTTCCAGCCGTATCATCATCTATTGGTGCTTTTGCTGGGGTGTTTCCATGGGGTCCAGTAATGGAACCTAGCACAGTTAGTTCTGAGAATGAACTAGTCCGTCGCTTCGGTAAACCAAATGATAGCAATTTTCAATCTTTTTTCACTGCTGCAAACTTCCTATCATACACAAATAATCTATTACTAGTCCGTGCTGACACTGGGGCTTTGAATGCGGTTGCCACTCAAACTGGTGGGGTAGCTACTATTGCTATTACTTCTGGTGGTTCTGGATACTCATCTACTGGTGCTGCTCCAACAGTAACATTCTCTGCTCCTACTGATGCTGGTGGTATTACTGCTACTGGAACTGCGGTTCTATCAGGTGGTGGTATTAGTGCGATTGCAGTTGCATCTGGTGGCTCTGGATATACCAGCGCAACTGTTACTATTACTCCTGCTGCTGGTGATACTGGTACTGGTGCAGTAGGTACTGCTACTTTCTCTGGTGGTTTAGTGACTGGTATTACTATCACTACTGCAGGAACTGGTTACAAAACTGCCCCAACAGTTTCTATTACTGGTAATGGTTCTGGTGCAGCACTTGGTGCTGTAACTCTAACAACTTCTACAGTTACTGGTATTAATATTGTCACAGCTGGTAGCGGTTATACTACAGCACCTACTATTACAATCGCTGGTACTGCGACTGCGACTTGTACTATTTCTACTGCTGGTCTAAAAGTTATCAATGGTGAATATTACAATACATACCTAGCAAATGGTGCTGGTGTTGTTGGTGCATGGGCTGCAAAATATCCAGGAACTACTGGAAACTCATTACTAGTTTCTATGGCGGATTCTGCTACCTTTGCTTCATGGGCTTATGCAGATCAGTTTGATGCTGCTCCAGGAACTTCTACTTACGCAAAAGATGTAATGGTTGCTCCAGCTGCTGTTGACGAAATGCATATTATCGTTATCGATGAAGATGGTCTTGTTACTGGCACCCCAGGATTTGTTATAGAAAAATTCGCTTTTGTTTCTAAAGCGAACGATGCGAAGAAATCAGATGGTACTAATAACTACTACAAAGATGTTATTAACTCTCGTTCTGAATACATCTGGTGGATGGATCATCCTACTGCATTAACTTCAGTTGCTGGAACCAAAGATTTTGGCACAACATTAGCTAATGCTGCAGTATATAAGAGTTTGACTTCTGCTCAAACTGTTTCACTATCTGGTGGTACTGATGATTTTGCTGCAACAGACGCAGAATTAAATTCTGCTTATGCTCTATTCGCAAATGCAGAACTATATGATATTAGTTTGGTTCTTGCTGGTAAAGCATCTACTACAGTAGCAAATTACATTATCAATAATATCTGCGAAACTCGTTTAGATTGCGTAGCCTTTGTTTCTCCACAAAACACTTCTACTGGTGATGTTATCATTGGTAGCACTTCAACTGAATCTACTGCTATGGTTGCTTACCGTAATGCTTTACCAAGCACTTCATACGCTGTCCTAGATTCTGGATACAAATACCAGTATGATCGTTATGCAGACAAATATCGTTATGTTCCACTAAATGCCGATGTTGCTGGTCTGTGTGCTCGTACTGATTACACTAATGATCCTTGGTTCTCTCCAGGTGGTCTAAATCGTGGACAAATTAAAAATGTTGTTCGTTTAGCGTTCAACCCTTCTAAGACTTTGAGAGACAATCTCTACAAAGCTGGTATTAACCCAGTGGTTACATTCCCAGGAGAAGGTACTGTTCTGTTCGGTGACAAGACTCTATTGGCTAAGCCAAGCGCATTTGATCGTATCAATGTGCGTCGTCTATTCATCGTTATGGAGAAAGCAATCGCAACAGCTGCTAAATTCCAGTTGTTCGAATTCAATGATGGTTTCACTCGTGCGCAATTCCGTAACTTAGTAGAGCCATTCCTGCGTGATGTACAAGGTCGTCGTGGTATTACTGATTTCGTTGTTAAGTGCGATGAGTCTAACAACACAGGTGAAGTTATTGATCGTAACGAGTTCGTTGCTGATATCTTCGTTAAACCAAATCGTTCTATCAACTTTATTACCCTTAACTTTGTTGCTGCTCGCTCTGCGATTAACTTCAGCGAAGTTGGTGCGTAATTTAAAGATAAATAAGAAAGAACAAGGAGAGAATTAAATGGCAAACATTGCTGATTTTAAAGCGCAGATGATTGGTGGTGGTGCTCGCCCTAATCAATTCCGTGTCGAACTTTCATTCCCATCATATGTTACTCTAGGTGTGGTAGCTGGACAGCGTGCACAATTTTTGTGTAAAGCTGCTCAGTTGCCTGCATCCACTATCGAGACTTTACCAGTCTTGTATCGTGGTCGCCCAGTTAACTTTGCTGGTGAACGAACATTCCAACCATGGACTGTGACGATTTACAACGACACCACATTTGGTATCCGTAATGCTCTAGAGCAGTGGCAATCAGGTATTCAGAATTATAATACTACTAATGGTCGTATTAATCCTACTGAATATCAAGTTGACTTATCTGTCCACCAACTAGATCGTAATGGTGCAACTATTAAATCTTACAAATTTGTTGATGCATTCCCAACAACAATTTCTGCAGTAGGTTTAGATTACGAACAACAAAATGCAATTGAACAGTTTGATGTAGAGTTCCAATACAACTTCTTCACTTCAAACACTGGTGCAGCATCTGGCTTTGGTGTCAATGTTTCTATTGATACTCCAGTTGGTAGCTTCCCACTTTAATAATTAACTGAAGGTTATACATAATGCAGATTTTTGGATTTGAGATAAAACGCAAGGATGAGGAGCAATTACCAAGTGTAGTTCCTCCTAGTCCGAATGAGACTGGAGCAACCGTAGTAAACACTGGTGTAAATGCTGGTGGGTACTACGGTATGGTCATGGATCTCGAAGGTGTTATTAAGAACGAAAATGATTTGATCCGTCGCTACCGTGAAGTAGCACAGTATAGTGATTGTGATGGTGCGATTGAAGATATTGTTAATGAAGCCATTGTGGCTGATGAAACTCATAAATCCGTTGAGATTGTTCTTGACGAAGTTAAAGTATCAGACAATATTAAAACTAGAATTCGTGAAGAATTTGATAATGTACTCCGTATATTAAAGTTCGATGAAAGAGCGCATGAAACTTTCCGTGCATGGTATATTGACGGAAGGTTATATTATCAAATTCTTATCGATGAATCGAGAATGAAAGATGGTATCCAAGAATTAAGATACATCGATCCTCGTAAGATTCGTCGTATTAAGAATATTAAAAAGGAAAGAACACCACAAGGTGTTGAAGTTGTAAAAGAAGTAGAAGAATACTATCTTTATAACGACAAAGGGATTACAGAGCAAACAACACATGGTGTTAAATTGGCTCTTGATTCAGTGGTCTATGTCCCATCAGGTTATGTAGATCCAAATACTGGTATGGCAATGTCTTATCTTCATAAGGCAATTAAACCAGTAAATCAATTAAAGATGATTGAGGATTCCCTTGTCATCTATCGTATTAGCCGTGCACCTGAACGAAGAATTTTCTATATCGATGTAGGTAATTTACCTAAGTTGAAAGCAGAGCAGTATGTTACGGACATTATGAATAAGTTCCGTAACAAGATTGTTTATGATGCAACAACTGGCGAAACTCGTGACGATCGTAAACATCTTTCAATGATGGAAGATTTTTGGATGCCTCGTCGTGAAGGTGGTAAAGGTACTGAGATTACTACACTTCCAGGTGGACAAAACTTAGGTGAGATTCAAGATATTGAATACTTCCAAGGTAAATTATTTCATGCGTTAAATGTTCCAGCTAGCCGACTACAACAGTCTTCAGGTTTTAGTATTGGTCGTGCTCAAGAAATTACTCGTGATGAAGTTAAGTTTAATAAATTTATTATTAGACTTCGTAAGAAATTTAATGCATTGTTTAACCAAGCACTTCGTGTTCAGTTAATCTGCAAAGGGATTATCCGTCCAGATGAATGGGATGATCTTCGTGTTGGAATTAAATACGATTATATTGAAGATAATAACTATGCTGAACTTCGTGACAGTGAAATTATGCAAGCCAGAATGGGCTTACTACAAATTGTAGATCCATTTGTTGGTAAATATTATTCACAAGACTGGGTTAAGAAAAACATTCTTCGTTTGGATGATAAAGAAATTAAAGATATCCAGAAAGAAATGGATAAAGAACAACAAGTATTAGTGCAGCAGGCAGAGTTACAAGGGCAAGTTCAGTTAGCGATGCAGCAACCTACAATGGATGCTCAAGCCCAGCAACAACAAGCCATGGCACAACAGCAACAAGCAGCACAAGCGCAACAACCTCAGCAAGATCAAGGTGCTGGTGATCAACAAGATGCTGAAGCAGAACAAGACGCTGAGCAGGATACAGATACGCAACAAAGCAAAGGTAAAGTTACCAAATTAAAAACTGGTACTTGGCCAAATTAATAGGAGAATATTATGAGTGAAACAGTACAAAATTTAGTCCAAGCAATTCAAGCTGGCGATGCACTTGAGACAGAAAATGCTTTTGCAAATGCAATGGCGGAAAAGTTATCTACTAGATTAGATACTATGCGTCAGTCAGTTGCACAAAGTATGTTTGCTCAACAAGCAGAACCTGCTACGGAAGAGTAATGCGTTATTACGAATTTACAAAATCTCTAAAGCGATCTGATATCGTTGAAAGTATCAGATCCTACCTTCAGTTAATTGAAAGAACTGAAGAAGGAAAGGTTTTGATAAATGGTATTGAAACAGAATTTACGAGTTTAGAAGAAGCAAGACAATACATTAAACAAGACTACATTTCACAACAATTAGAAGAACAAGTATCAAAAGACTTATACGAGGAACTATCAGAACATACTGTCGCAAATATTATTAAAGAATATCACGATATTAAAGTTACCGATACATTAATCGAAAATTATATAAACCTTGCTTCTTCTCACATGTTTAGTGTAGACCCAGTTGTGCAAAGCATTCGTTCTCTTAACAAACTGGATAGATTGGTTGAGGGTAAATTGCATTATGTTCTTAATGATGAAGCAATTGTAACTATTGACGAGCGTACCCAAGTGCGCCTAAATAACTTATTACAGAATCAAAAAGAAATTATTGAGTATATGAGAGAGTCAAAAGAGAACTTCTTTCATGTGCTTAGAAAATTAGAGGAACAATAAGATGGCAATGACTATCACGACATTAAAGAATACCAATCAGGAAACTGTGATTCACTTCGCATCTTCCTTAGCAGAGTCTGGCACTATTACTATTGCCAACTTAACTGCTTCTACTCAAGCAAGAAATAGCGACACACCTACTGTTAATATTGTTAAATGGCAAATTACAGGTGAGTTGGCTTCAAAGGTTAATGTTGTACGCAATAGTAAAAATGTTATTACATGCGCACCTGAAAATGCTCCTTATGCAGAATTAAATGCTTGGGGTATTCCATTGACTAATGACAATACTTCTGACATCGTTATCACTAATGGTGCTGCAAAAGATATTACTGGTATTTTAGTTCTCCGTAAAGTTGCTGGCTGGTCTACTAAAGTTGAGCATGCTACTTTCGGTGCTTACGATGATCCAACTGCTGTAGGAAGTTAATCATGAGACTAATTAGAGAAGTTTTAGATACCACAAACCTTATTGTTGAGTCCAAACTCGGCAAAGGAAAAGAATATTTTATTGAAGGAATTTTTCTTCAATCTGAACTGAAAAACCGTAATGGTCGTATGTATCCAGAATCAGTTATGGATAATGAAGTAGGTCGTTACATTAAAGAATCTGTCGACAAGAATCGTGCCTATGGCGAACTTGGTCATCCAGATACTCCTTCCATTAATTTGGATCGTGTATCACACATGATTGTTAGTTTGCGCAAAGAAGGTACTAACTACATCGGCAAAGCGAAGATTCTAGAAACCCCAATGGGTCAAATTGCACGAGGTCTTTTAGATGGTGGTGCAAACCTTGGAGTGTCTAGCAGAGCACTTGGATCCCTTCAAACAAATAACGAAGGTGTTCAAATTGTTCAAGACGATTTTATGCTGTCCACTGCAGCTGACATCGTTGCCGATCCGTCTGCTCCAGATGCGTTCGTAAGAGGTATTATGGAGTCAAAAG